TGCGACTGATCAGGTTCCTCTCCTACTCGCCGTTCTGCGTACTGCCCTCCGCCCGTCAACTGGGGGATGTCGGGATTAAAGTCATCAAATATCACCTTGACGCGACCCTGGTTCTTGGGGTCCTCCACAGAAACAACAGTTCCCCTAAGTGTGCCTCGAGGTAACCCCGCAAATCGCGACGTTGCCTCGTATGCTTCCATCGCTGCCGCCAGATTTTGAACTAGCGGAATAGTTTTCAGCAGAGGGTTGGTCATTATTCTTTGAACTCAGAGAAACGAGGCACATTGCGTGGCGTCCGTGTCTGCTTCGCCTCCGCGACAGGGAACACGCGAGTCAGTGCGGGTGCGGGTGCTTCCTCTGGTGGGGGTGCTGGCTTGGGGTCCAGTTCCACCTTCGACTCCGGCACAGAGGGCACCTCCTCAACCACGACTGGCAATGCGTCAGTCTCTGTCTCTGCGACTTCCTCAGTCGATGTGAATCCGAGTGGTGTCTTGCGTCGTGTCGTCATTGTGTGGTTCTCTCTCAGTGGTTTTTACCCGTGGGAGATCGATGGAATGTGCTGCGATCTATCGAGGCAACACGTACCCTGTCCTTCCTTGCGAAACAGGGTAACGCCAAGCGATCTCCTGCAAAGGATCAAAGAACCCGTCCTCCGCAACGCTCAAATCAGCAATGAAATACGCGTACCCAACCTTGAAATGATTGGCATCGACAGTGTATGTCTCGATCGCATTCTCGCATGTCGGCGGGTACTTGTAGATGCTGGCGTCCCAAACAGGTGCCGTCATCGGTTCCGCCGCACCGTCTTCTAGGTCCGACACCAAGAACCCTGAGAGCATTGTGCACGGTCCGGATCGCAGGTACATGCCTTCCCAGTCGCCGTATCCCTCGCCCAGTTTCGCGGTGGTGTCCGCACGTCGATTGTGCAGAGGGTCGTAATCAATCAAAGTCGCCTCAGCAAACTCGTCAAATGGCAAATCAACAGTCGGGTAAGTGTTCGCGTTAGCGTAGTCGTCGGTGGCAGCAAACCCGTATGCGATGTTCGAGTACAGGTACGGTTCTGCGTAGATATACTCCAGGTTGACAGTGTCCAAACCGAAGAGTACCACCTCTTCGTAAACCTCGGGCACCGACTCTGGGGAGGGGCACCGCATAAACTCGGGTTCAATCGTCGATCCCCAGTAACCAAAGTCCTGGCAGATGAGGTTGACCTTCTGCCACACCTCGTCGTTCCTACCGTAGGTGGGCGGGAGGCGAACAAAGTACTTTTCCCAATTATCCGGTCCTGGACCTGTGTTCAGGTCGGCACGGAGCGGGTTGGCGTAGGTGTCTTGCGCCAGGTGTTGCACTGTGTTGACCACCTGCAGGTTTTGCGCCTTCCATAGTCGCAGAGGAGTCTCGCAGTCGTAAACGTTAGGACTGGCGTAGAGTGCCAAACCACCGTACACCAGGTCTGAGACGTTGTGGATGTACTGCTGGGTGACAGTGTCGGAGATGGAGATGGTCGGCAGGTTGCTGAGAGCAGACTGCGTCCTCGCAACAATCTCAATCTCGTATGTCCCTGTGCTAGGCGACTCGGTGTAGGTGACACGGTAGTCATCGGTCTGCACAGAGACGCCACTGGTCAGACGGACTCCGTCGCAGTAGAAGTACAGGACTCCGAGGTTGACCGTGGGGTTGGGTTCCGCCAGGGGGTCGTTCGTGTTGACAGACACCCAGGTGTCGTCGTACCGGATGGACGCAGCACGTGTTGCCTCGTCGGGGTTCCCCCAGTCCCACCACATGGAACCTTGGGGGTACTCGGTGTCAGGGAACAGTCGGGTGGCGGCGATGAAACGCAGCAAGTTGAACGTCGGGGTGACACCGTCGTCAGGAGGGATACGATAGTCAACCTCCACCCAGTTCGAGCAGGTGGCGTTCTGATAGTACCAGACTGCGAGAACACCAGTCTCGTTGTTCCACCATATATCTCCCTGCTGCGGGTTGCCGGGTGGCTGTGAGTATATCGGCACTCGTTGATAGTAAACGTAGTCCAGCAGGTCGTTGAACGACAGCGACCGCACAACAGGTTGCAGGAGAACAGATCGTGCCTCGTCAAACCCGTGCACACTCAGCGAGTCAAATGCGAGGTTGAATGGCAGGGCACCACCCTTGTTGGACCAGGCACCGAGGAAGTTCTGCAGAACATTGCGAGTACCCCAGTCGGACGGGTCCTGCCACGACTGCACCTTGACCGAAAGCACCTTGGAGACTTGGGTCGTGGCGTCGGAGTAGTCCCACACCAGGGTCGCTGTCAGACCTACCTGGTCATGTGTCAGGTTGGCGGGGACGTCCAGGTACCACGATTCCCGCACAACGTCCCACACAGGTTGCACTGTGGTGACCGAGTCGGAGTAGAGGAGGTAAACGGGAACGTTGAACCAATACCGCGATCCTGCCATCAGGATGGGGAATGCGTACGGGAGTGTGTTGCCGGTGTCCCACCCAGGGTACAGCACCAGACTGTCGCCGGAAACACCGACACGGAAAATGGCGTCGCCAGCGATGCCGATGGTCGGTCGATAGAATGGTGCGGGTCGCACCGATGGCACGTCGACCTTGATCTGACCCATCGTGGAGAAGTCGGACAGAAACTGATCAGTGATTGGCAGAATCAATCGAAGAGTCGGACCATCGTCGATAATGTCTTCGATCGCATACTCATAATCGTTCAGTACCACAGTCTGCCCAGGTTGCAGTCTTGTGTCCCTCTCCACGACGACAGAGGACTCCCAGTTTCTGATTTCAAGGACGCGAGGGATAACGTACGAGTTATAGACACCGAGAGTGCCACCCTGAAGTTGGCGTTTCTGATCCGGTGTGTTGGGCAGATTCCCCCAGTAGTTTGGACCGTTCCACCCTAGCAATTGTGCTAACCAGTCCAACTGCCCATTGACGCGACTTTCAACGAGGGCAACCTGCTCTGCCTGAGTCGTGTCCAAGTAGTCAGGAGACTGCCGACGCAACTCAAACTCGCGAGGGTCGAAAGTGGGGAGGGTCAGGGTCATATCAGGGTACCAGGATAACGTCGTCGGTGGTCAGTGTGGCGTATTCTTGCTTCATACACTCCGCCGGAGACATCCACAATGTCGAGTACCCCTTGACCTGTTCATAGAGATCAATCAGATTCTCATCGAATGGTAAAGTCAACCAATCTGCAATCGGTTGGTAGTCTCTGTGCGTCAAGTACCTGACATCCTCCACCTTGGTGATTTGATAATCGTTGTTGACCTCCACAATCGCTAACTGCGCCAGTGTCAGTTCCTTCGGCACCGCATTCTCGGGGTAGATGACGAGTGTTGCGCCAGGAATGGGGTTATCGGGTTGTTTGAGCAGGGTGATTGTGCCCGAGACGGTCAGGGAGGACACTGATACGGATAAGTCAGAAAATGAGACATTCCACCCAGTGTTGAACACCGGGGACATGTTGAACGCGAAGTACGGACCGGAGGTGTCTCGCGAGACGGTGGCGGTACTCGCGACGACCAACTCGCCGTCAACAACATACGACAAAGTGGCGGTCCCTGAAACAGCAGATGTTGAGGGGCACCGCAAGGTGACATTGGAATATGCGGATCCCAGTTCGCTCTCCCACTGTAGGAATGCGGAGGTCGGTTGTGCGTACGCAGGCAGGAGGGTGTCGTTGTTTGCCCAGAACAGGGGGGAGGTGTTGACGAATGTGTTGACAGGCACATAACGCCAACCAACTACACCGTCGGTGCTCGATGTGATGTTCAGGGGTGCGCCAGACAGACTGAAATCCTCGACGGTGTACGTCGCCTGGAAGGGTGCGTCATCGAAGAGCAAAGAGTATGCGACAAGGTAGCGACCTGACACCAGACCGACATTCTCGACGTTGACCAGTGCGGGATAGACAGTGGTTCGACCTTGTCTCCAGACAATGACACCACCCTGAATTACCAGGTCGGTCCGTGTTGTCGAGGGAGTGACCTCAAGGGAACCCGTGCCAATTGTGGGCACACCCCACGGTGTGAACACGTATCCGATTGTGCCATCGGCATCGAAGTCAATCTGATATGTCTGTGAGACCGACGGAAGTCTGTGATATACTGGTCTGCCCCCTGGCACCCACTGCGTCGGTCTGACCTCAAGGTTGTTGGCAGCGATATACTGCTCTGAGAGGGTCTGCGTATTTACGGTGGAGACTGTCGTCTGAATGGGTTGGACGCCACCGTTAGTTGGTGTGAGGAGTTGCGCCATCAGAGTCTCATTGTACCATCGCGATATTGCGGTGGCGAATACGGATACGAAGTGCCTGTGTACCACGACAACTGGGGCACGATTTCAAGAGTCGAGGCATTCTCCCAGACGTAAAGTTGCTGTCGCTGGTTATTGGTGAACCGTCCGCTATTCTTGGGTACGACAGTGATACTGGCGACACCGAGTTTGATAGCAGAGACATCGCGTCCGAGTTGCGACAGGATGGGTTCTTCGCACACATACTTGTTGACATATCGCAGCAGGTTGCCTGCGTACTCCTGAATCCTGGCAGTGTTTGCCACCGTGGTTCCGGTCCAATCGACGACCGTAGGAAGTGGAGTGAACGCACGCATGACTCGGTACAGGTTCTTGCCGTCTTCAGAGAGGATAGTGTCCTCTGCGTATTCTGAGTAGGCAGGGTCGAAGTACGGAACATACTGCGAGTACTCGAACGAAGGGTCCAGCAACTCCGGAGCACTCTCGGAGATTACGAAGACCCCGGACTGAGTGTAGATGTAAAAGGCGAACAGGGGAGTGACGTTCGTGGTCGCAGTGTACGACAGCACACGCGAACCTTGTCTGAAGAAGGTTCGGTCGCCAGCGAAGAAGGTAAACATGCGCACTGGCATCCTCCCAGTCCCTGCCGTCAGGAACGACGCCAGTTCGACCCTCTGCTCGGAGGTTGTCGCAAGAGGAATAATGAGTCCCTCGTTAACAAGGTCCTGCGACCTCGTGCTGTTGGGTGTGAAGTACGTCGCAGCGATGAAGTACTCGGGCACAGCAAGATGGTCAGCGCGGTACTCCAAATACGTGCCGACGGGGAACCGGGGACTGTACTTGTACACAGACAGTCCGTTGTCTGCGTTCTTGACGACGATCTCTTTAACGATGCCCTGCTCAACGAGAGTGTCGAAATACGCACTGACTGTTAGACTGTCCGGGTTGTACGTGAAGTCGGAGACGACATAGGCATACTTGACGACTGCCCCGTCGAGCACGTCGACGTAGTAGTAGTACGGGTCAATCTCTGCCGTCGGACCCGACCCGACCTGCGGAGTGAAGACCCACGTGCCTGCAGTGTACGAGTCGCCCGAGGTCAGTTCTGCAGGTGTAACGGGTGACCCGACTTTCGCTTCGCTTTGCGCCCCTGCCAGACTGTTCGTCGACGGGGCGAGTGTGAAGTTGGCAGAGGTAACCCACACCAGAGTGCCCGGTCGCTGAGTTACAGAAACTGTCGACGGTTGGGCAGGGACAAATTCCTCCGGTGCGTAGTCGTACTGGACTATCTGAGGGTTAAAGGTGCCGTCAGGGTCGTTCGACTGGTACGTCGACCCGACAGACCACGGAGTGTAAGTAGTCGCCGCTGAGACCCTACCAGTGGCGATAAGTTGGGGCACCTCGGTCGGTGTGCTGATGACCAGGTTGGACAGGACCACGTGCAGTTGGTTGTCGCCACCGTTCGCAGAGGACCAGTAAACGACGTCTCCCTGCAAGAACTGACCGGGAGTCAACAGTTTTATCTGACGCAGTTGCAGGTTGCCATAAATAACCTGGTCGGTCTTCGCAGCAGAGTACGGGGTGAACGACTGCAGAACAGGGTAGAACACGTCGCTCGGTGTCGTTGTGACGACCAGTCCGTTCTGTTGGTACAGGTACTCGCTCGGGGCGAAGCTGTAGACTTGCGTGTACGTGGCAGCACCCGGTTCAAGCAGCGCTGGCGTGTTGTACGCAGACGAAGACGTAATATGAGGGTCGATGAAACGCACAGTCGCGTCAAACGTCGAGTAGAAGGCAGCATCGGCATCGCTGACTGTGGGGTCGACAGTAACTGGAAACACGTTGCCGGGTCTCAGCACCTCGAAAAGTCGGTCACGGAAGTTGAGGGACGAGTCCTTGAGGTTGCCACCGAAAGGCCCGTTGGCATCGACCTCCACGGTCAGGTCGTATTGCACCTGGCTCAGAGTCATGGGGTACAGGTGTGCCTGGTTCTCGACTGGCACGGAGAAATTGACGACCGTCTGACCCCTCTCGAGTTGGTCCTGCGTCAGTTCTTGCCCGTTGGGGCCGAGCACGAAGAACGACACTTGACCGTTGGGCAGAAGGTAGTCGCGAAGGTAGTTGTAGGTGCCCTGGTTGGGTCGGTTCGGTTGGACCGAGGTGTAAGTGCCGTCTCCGTAGAAGTCCAGAAAGAACCCACGCCAGTCCTCTGCACTGACAGGGTTGCGACGGCGAATAAGGGAGAAGAAGCGACTCTGAACCTGATCGAACGTCTCAACATCGCTGCCACCGACCGCAGGTTGGGGGTTGGTCGCTGTCAGTCCGGGAACGTTGACCGCACCTGTGACAACGATGGTGTTCGCTGCGCAGTTGTACTGTGACCCGACGAACTGCGACGAGACTGTGACCTGAGCAGTGGTCTGACCCGCAGGGATGACTTCCTGCTGCGAGGTGATGAACGAGATGGAGGTGCCACCAGTCAGGTTCTGGTTGGTCGAGAACGTGGTGCCAACGGGGAGAACTGTGTCGGTGTCGCTGGGGGGAATAGTGACGGTGAGGCGAGCAGTCGAAGCAGTCCCTAGACGGCGCATCGCGCCCAGGAAGGGACCAATCCACTCAACCAGGATCTTTTGTGGTAACTGGTTTGCCCAGAAGAGAAACTCTCCCTGTGAGAAACTGAGACCCTCCAGTAATGCCGCAAGGGGGTTTCCCGAGGAGAAATCGTTGAGAGTCTGATTGGATGCTTCGTATACCCTTTGAGATGCCTGTTGAACGAGTTGTGCCTCGTTGCGGGGGTCAATGCTTACAGATGGCAGAGGCGCATATCGTGTCATTTTCTACCTCAGTTTGGGCAGATGATCGTGTTACCGCCAGTACCTACAGAATAGTTATTGCACGCAGGATTGGTTGCAGAGTAGTAGACCCCATTGTCAACCTCCAGACCCTCAGCGATTGCCGTTACCTGGTCTGCGAGGATTGCTTTCGTGATGATATCTGAGTTGCTCAGCGAGGCGAACTTCTGCGCAGTTGAGGGTGCAGGTGTCCCTCCTGCGTAGAGATACTTGGCGTTGGTTGTGTAGTTTTGAGGGGCATTCGCACCGTTGCTGTTGCTGGGGTTACCCAGCACGTTGGGGTCGTACCCGAAGTTGAATAACCCCGTGACAACCTTAGTGCCAGTGATCGGGGTGCCACTGATATACAGACCACTGATTGCCAGCGAGGGTTGATCCGTGCCCAGGGTAATGTACCTGGAGTCAAGACCGTTGGAACCGCCAGTGACCAGGGAGTTGAGACCCAGAGGGTCATAGTGCCAGTCGAGCGACTGGCCATCAAAGTAAATATTCTGGGCACCGTTGAGCCATGCGCTCGTGACGATGACACCACTAGAAAACTGAGTCTTTGTCATGCACCCTACGGTCGCCTTTCTTGACAAGGTTTTACCCTTAGTTTCAATCGCTCAGCACCAACTCCCAGTGCGGGTCGCTCCGAAGGTTGATCCAGGTGCAGTACTTGCCGTTGTTAGAAACAACAAACACCTTGTCTACGAGTCTCTGCTCCACTCTGACCGCAGGGTTGTTGCCCATGGTATTTGTCAGACGGTTCTTCGCCTTGGCGGAAAGAGGCAGGACACGCATACAAAAAGACCCCAGAGGGTAACTCTGAGGTCAGTATAGCAGGTTGAGAGAAGAAGTAAACCCTGACGCAAAGGTCAGGTGCGCTCCCAATAGTTAACATTAAACGTAACTTGAATCTCCTGCACGTTTCCGCTTTCTCGATCCACATCGGCAGTGTTGATCGATACGAACTGGCACTCGTAGCAAATGTAAGCACCGCCAGCGGGGGCAGAACCCCGACCACTGCAATCACGAGGGGTGACTGTGATGGTGATGGGGTTGCAGTTGTACTCCAGCCAGAAGGTCTCCAGTGCCTTGAAGATGGTAGGATCGTAGGGAGCAGTCAGATCAACATTGTCCGCCTTGCGAGGGCCAACAACGTGGAAAATGCGGTTCCCTGTTCCGTTAGCGTAGTCGCTGCTATCTGAGGAATCCTTGATTCCTCCGAATTTGGTGAAGACAGCAGTAAAGGTGGGACCGTTCAGTGCGGTGAACGACACCTCGTACTGGCTCTTAGTTAAAGGGCGCAGAATAGCCATGGTAAGAACC